TGTTCGTTCACAAGACGTACAATGGTGGTTTGCGCCTAAAGTTTGATGATGTCGAACATGCATACAATCTTCATGATATTAAGCATAACATTACTAAAGGCGCATTGCGCTATATGTACGGTGAGACTCAATGGGACGGTTGGGAAATTGGTTCAGTTTCTGACGTTCCCTATAATGGTTGTGGTCTGGGAACGTCATCTGCCTTTACAGTCGGTCTCTTGAATTCTCTAGTTGCTCCTGGTCCTAACGCTGGCGGATGGCTTGCCAATGAAGCTTGTAAAGTAGAAATAGAGCAATGTGGAATGCCTATTGGAAAGCAAGATCAATATGCAGCCGGTATTGGAGGAATGAATTTATTTGAATTCAATAGCGACGGAACTGTAGAAAAGGGACATGTAGGTACGCCAATCAATGAACTTGAAGTATTCAGTTCAAAGCTATTGCTTATGTATACTGGCATTTCAAGGGATGGAAACATCGTTCTTAATCAACAAGCCAAGAATATGTCTCAAGTAGATAAGTTTTATAGAGTGAAACGTAATAGAGATAAAGCATATCAAGCTTTGACGTACATTGATTCTGGTGACTATAATTCTGTTGGTGACTTATTCAATGAATCATGGCAAGAGAAGAAACATATTGCTGACGGTATTACTAATCCTAAACTTGATCTAATTTATTCAGCAGCAATGATGGCAGGTGCTTTAGGCGGGAAGATACTTGGGTCAGGTGGTGGCGGATTCTTCTTATTCTATGTTCCTGACATGTATACTCGATCAAGAGTTTTGCATAATTTATCGACTTGGCCGGAAGTGAAAGAACTTCCATTCAAATTTTCATATGAAGGTAGTAAGGTAATTGTTAATGACTGAGAAACTTTCTTTCACTCCGATAGAAGAACATGTAGTTCTTAACTTTAATCTTAAAGAGTCAAAATTAACACCGTCAATAGAAATTGATATAGCATTGCGTATTCTTGATAAGCAAGATGCAGAGAGTTTAGAAAAGTTTTTTCGACCAGTCTATAATGCAATGATCGAAGAAAAAATGCGGGAATGTTATACAGAATCATCGTAAAAAGGAGAGATAGAAAATGAATATTGAAGATTTCAAGCGTATCGAAGAGAAGGTTGCAGAACTTGTCGTTTCTGAGGTTGCCGCTATTTGTGTCCGTGATTATGATAATGGTCTTTTCGACTGGGAAGATCACGAGGAAGTCATAGATGCAGCGACCTCTTTGACTGCCATATATTTGATTGGCGTCCTCAAAGAACAAGTCTGATCCATGATCCTCGTAGACTTTTCAGGCACCATCGTTGCCGCAATCATGTCGAGCCTTTACCTCAACCCTGATCAGGAGTTGGATGAGGCTCGCGTGCGATGGTCAGTCCTGTCAAGTCTGAAGAGCTATAAGGCAACCTTTAAAGAGTATGGCGATCTAGTTATTGCCTGTGACGGTAAGAACTACTGGCGTAAAGAGATTTTCCCTTACTATAAGTGTAAAAGAAAAAAGAGTCGAGATGAGGATAAGTTCGACTGGACTGCCATCTTCAAGTCAATTGAGAAGATTAAGGGAGAGGTTAAAGACTTCTTGCCTTACCCATTAATTGAAGTAAATCGTGCAGAAGCTGACGATGTCATTGCAGTGCTCGTTAAACAGATGACTGTCGTAGACGACAAGGTTTTAATTATCTCTAGAGATAAAGACTTGAAACAGTTACAGAAATACCCTCAGGTTAAGCAATTTAATCCGGTTGAGAAGGTATGGTTAGACTGTCCCAATCCTCGCAACTTTCTACACGATCATATTATAACTGGTGATACGGGAGATTCAATTCCTAATATCTTCTCTGACGACAATAGTTTTGCAATTGGCAAACGTCAGTCACCAGCAACGGCAAAAAGAATGGTTAATTATCTTACCGAGGGTCTTGAGGGCCGTTATGAATTGAACGAGAAACTTATTGACCTTGAGCAAATTCCATCAGAAATATGCTGGAATATCTTGGGAGAATACGAAAGTCAAATAAATAAAGGGAGGAAGAAACTGCTGATGTATCTTCTTAAGCATGATTTGTCAGCTTTAGCTGCGTCGTTACAGGATTTTTAGAGTATGAATATCAACGATTTAGTCAAGTATGTATGTGAACACATTGAGGATATCGAGGATTATACTGTTGGTGACCCACCTTCCCGCCATGAAGCACAGCAGATAATGAATGATTTTCTAGATGACGTGAAGTCCCATGGTGAAATTATCGATTATTCAGTAGATTATGATGATGTCACTCAAGAATTCATTCTACACTATACAGTCCAACCACCACCCAGACGATATTTCGTTATAGAGCTAATAGGAGCATCGACATGAGCAACCATAATAAAGTTAGAGCAGTTTCAGAAGTACTATCTGAAGCTTCAAAGATTCGCACCAAACTGGGTAGGATTGACTACCTTAGGCAGAACGATAGTCCTCTATTGAGAGACATCATTCGCATTGCATACCATCCCAATGCCTTCTGGCTGCTTCCACGTGGCGTTCCTCCATATACACCAAATCGTTTGCCATTCGACGCATTTGGTATTCTTGCACGCGAGATTGATCGAGTCGGCCAGTTCATTTTTGGTATGTCTCCCAATCAGAATGTCGTGCCAGTACAGAAGCGCGAGAAGATGTTTATCGACCTTCTAGAGATGGTTCATCCTGACGATGCTCGTTTACTTTGTGCGGTCAAAGACAAGAAGATCAATTATCCCTTCCTAACATATGCTCTCTGCCAAGAGGCATTTCCTGATGTCATCCCACAGCGCGGCCCTGACTCATGGGTTGAGGAAGATAGCGGGTCAAAGTCAAAGGGTGATGATGCCTAGGTATACCTTCGCCAACACCGATGGTTCAGAATTTGATGAGGAAATGTCAATCGCTGAACTTGATTGGTTTCTAGAAAATAATCCAAATATTAGGCAAATCATGTCTAATGTCTACACAGCTACTCGTGGTGGAAACCTTGAATGGCAAGCAGAACATGGTTTCAAGGAAGTACAAGCTCGAATGAAAAAGCATTACTTCGAAAAGATAGGAGTAGACCCACGTGGCATACTATAACGTCCGAGATAAAGATACCGGCAAAGAGTCGGTAATCGAATGCGGTATCTCTGAACGAGAACAATACTTCATCGATAACCCTCACCTAGAGCAGATGGTCAGCAATATTCGAATATCCTATGCTGGTTATGGTGTTGCAGTAGACGGTGGCTTCAGAGATGTTCTGAAGAAGATCAAGAAGGACTATCCTCGTAGCACGATAAATATACCATCAGTTAAAGGTCATGGTAAAGTAAAAAAATAAGGAGACGAGTTGGACACTCAGCCTACTACAAAACGTAAAAAGAATCCTGCAATGCTTAGAGTGATTACTCCGAAAACCCTGAACCAACAACGAATATTCGACTCCTTTGACAAAGAAAGACATATCTTTATTCATGGTGCGGCAGGAACTGGAAAGACCTTTGTTCCTCTTTACCTTGGACTTGATGCGGTAATTAATGAAAAGGAATTCAGACAAGTAGTTATTGTTAGGTCGTCTGTACCTGCACGTAATCAAGGTTTCTTGCCAGGAAATGAAGACGAGAAGAATGCTATCTTCGAAGCACCATATGAGCATATGGTTAACACGAAACTCTTCACGTCTCCAACAAAGAATTATCGTCAATTAAAAAACGAGGGAATAATTAAGTTCATCTCGACTTCGTACCTTCGTGGTATTACAGTAGAAGATTCTGTAATTATTGCTGATGAAGTACAGAACATGAATGATATGGAAATTAATACTATTATCACACGCACAGGTGACAATTGTCAATTGTTCTTATGTGGTGATACCGATCAGAATGATCTAATGTACTTGAAGGAAGATTCTTGTATCGCGACGTTACCACACATCATTCGCCGCATGAGATCATTCGATGTTATTGAAATGACAACGGATGACAATCAAAGAAATGCTATTGTTGCGGAGTGGATTGAGGCTCGCCGTAACGTTGTGATACCGGAGCCTTACTGGCATAGGAAGGGATAAATTATGGAATATACTCTACCACTTAAATTGAGAGTTGAAGAAGATAGTTACCGTGTTATGGAAGAAAAGTTCAATCAGCTTCTCGACTATGCGAGCCATCTTCACTTGAGAGTAGCTGAATTAGAACGAGATTCTGCCGCAGCCACACCAGCAGTTACGGTAGTTAGCCCAATGAAAAAGACACTTAACCCAATGAAAAAGACACTCAAGAAAAAGGCTCTATGACTTGGCAATACGAAGGGAAATCCTTCACTGAGACTCCTACTGACTACATTGGATTTGTATACCACATAACGTTTGCTACAGGTCAGAAGTACATAGGTAGAAAAATATTTTGGTCTGCTCGTAAGAAGCTTGTCAAAGGCAAAGTCAAGCGCAGTAAAGTCGAATCTGATTGGAAAAAATATTACGGTTCGTCGGATTATATAAAAACCCTCTTGACTTCTGGCCGCGATGGTGCTACAAGAGAGATAGTGCGATTATGTAAAACAAAGTCCGAGTGCAATTACTACGAAGCCAAACTAATTTTTGAAACCGATGCGCTCTTGAAAACGGAATACATCAATCGCTGGATAACATGTCGTATTAACTCAAAAAACTTGGAGTACCTTAACAGTGGCAAATGTGAAGATACAGCAAGCAGACCAGACGATGACGCCTATAGACAAAGTATCGAGGGCATTGTGTCAGACCTTTAATGGTGACGCAGATCGTCTTTTTGATGGTCTCTTCACGTTACCATATGAGCCAATTACTAGTTTGTATGACGAGAATAAGCTTTACTTTTATGATGCTCTCGTGACTACAGACGATGGACGACAACTTCCTCAAATCAAGAACTGGCGTTATTGGGCATATCAAGCTCCATACTTCATGGATAATTTAGGTAAGGAAGGATTTCGAATCACTGAGAAAGTCGGTGATTGAGACCCATGCCTGTCTTAAGTACCTTGAGGCAGAGATAATCAGATTACATGGACCAACGAAGTTCTTTGGTCAAACTATGTTCGATACGGAGTGGCCAACATATCTATATGGTCCTCGTCATAGGATCAAGAGTATCAAAACCTGCTTTGAGGCAGGTGATAAAACAATCGTTATACGTTATGATTTGTTAACCAATACAGGTTTAGTGGAGACAGTTAAAAATGATTAGTACCATCGGTTTCTATAATGTCGATACCGCTTGGAATTCAAGGCTATTTGACGAAATGTTAATGGCTCGCAAGAAGGTCTTTACGGATCGTCTTGGTTGGGTGCCTTCAATGAATGATCGAGAGGTTGATCAATTCGACACGTATAAGTCACAACCATTATACATGGTCGTGACCAATCCAGAAGGTGGATATGAAGGATCGTGCCGCTTTATTTCTACCAGTAAACCGAATATGTTAGCAGACGTATTTCCATATCTTATCTCTTCTGATCTTATCCCGTGCGATCCTGACATTCTTGAAGTCTCTCGCTTTCATGCTGGTGTAGGAACGAATGCTCCGCGCAAGAGAGGCATTAACCAATACATTGGTGAGCTATGTGCTGGCATTGGAGAATTCATGTATCGATATGATTACGAAAAGATGATCATGGTATGTGACGAACGTATGGTTCGTGTTCTCAAGATTGCTCAAGCCGATCCACAATTGGTTGACCCAACAAGTACTGGATATGTCGAAGAAGATGGTATCAAGTCATTCGTCATATGGATTTACCGTGATAGACTTGATGCTGTTATGAAAATGTTCAATATTGAAAAAGTGGAGATGGTTGAATGATCTATACAGAAGCAGAAGCCAAAACAAAGCGTTGCTATCGTCGTGGCACGGTCGATGGAACACACTCACGTTGTGTGGCATCTGATTGTATGGCTTGGCGTTTTCTTTTTCCACCAGTTCCAAATCCTAAGGTTGAACGCATTGGAACTTGTAATATTATCAATCCCAAGGCACCGCATGACCGATAGGAAAGATCGAGTACACGTTGTTAACGTAAGAATTAAAGACGACAAGGTCATTATAGCCTTCAGTGACTATAGCGAAATGACTTGGCATCAGTGGGTTAATGGTGGAAGAGAGGAAATTGTCAATGCCAAATAAGGTATTTATCGGTATAATAAGAAGTATCCCACCTAATGCCAATCTTTTGAAGTGGGACGCCCGCTTCATCAAATTGGCACACGACGTTGCAGAGTGGTCCAAAGATCGCACTAAAGTTGGTGCCGTGATCGTTCGACCTGATCGTTCTTTGGTCTCTATTGGTTTCAATGGTCTTGTTCCAGGTATGGAAGACGATGAATATCTTCAAGATCGAGAAATGAAGAACTTATGCATTCGACATGCAGAAGAGAATGCTCTGCACT